CGACCGCCTACTGTCCGCGGATTCACGCGTCGGGACCAAGCGCTTAAAGCAAGGGGCGCTATTTAAACACGAAATGGAGCGCGTGGAGGCCGGGATCCAACGGATCTACCGCTGGCCGCTGGTCCTGCGGGATGATTGCCACGCTCTCGCCGACATCATGGCCGTCGCCCGGGGCGTACACAGCGCCAAGGGACTGCGGGTCTTGATGGTCGATTACTTGCAATTGGTGACAGGGCCGACCCACGAACTTAGGGAGCAGCAGGTGGCCGAGGTCAGTCGGACGCTACGACTTTTAGCCATCGAGACAGGGGCGCTCGTGATAGCCATCACGCAGCTAAACAAGAACGGCGACGCTCGGGAAAGCTCACAGGTTAACATGGATGCCACCCAAGTGGTGACCGTATCGATGGTGGATGTCGATGGGGTGCGGGTAGCAAAACCGACCGAGGACGCCGAACTTGACCAGAGGCATCGGCGGATCGACATCGGGAAGCAGCGCGATGGGGTGGTCGGGGCGTCGTTGCTACTGGGTTTCGAAGGGGAGTGTGCTAGGTTCTATGAGGCCACCAAGTAATTTGTCACAACGCCGTAAGGAAATGCGGTTGCTTCGTAAGGGGCAGGCAAAGCCTCCCGCCGAATCGTTAACCATTGGAGAGTGGGGCGCGGCGGGGGGCATACCTACCCCCCCAGTAAGGAGTCTCCTGCCGGCAGGTTGCGCCTGCAGTGAAGGCGTCTCCTGTCGAAGTTTTATGAGTGTTGCTTTTTGACCACTAACACAGGCGGTGGTATGGTCGACTAGTGGCCGACACAACTCCTAGTGGCAATCCAAAGAAATCCGTCCGCGCAATAGCGAAGGAAGGGGCACTTTCCCATCAAGAACTCAGGACCCTACAGAAAGAAGGGGTCGATGTCGCAAATCCTGTGACCCGGGAGGGACGCGAGCAAAACAAAGCAGCGCTCGAAACTGCACGGCTGGAAAAGGTCAAACTTGAATCGGAGCTAATTCGGTCAAGGATTGCGCGGGAAAAGGGGGAACTGATTCCCGTCGATCAGGTGCGGGAAGACATCATCGCCGCCGTCGCCGCGTTTACCGCGGAACTGTACGCGCTGGCAAACGATGTCCCTGGACAACTTATCGGACTGCTCGAGACTCAGATCCGAGACAAAATGCTGGCACGAATTGACCTGCTAGTCGACAAGGTGAAGGACAAATGCGCGGAGCTTGGCAAGGCTAGGATGGAGGCAAATGAAAGCAACGGTATTTGACGCGTGGTCCGCCGGCATGCAACGCCGGTTTTCGGGCGACCCCATCGAGTGGCTGCGGGACAATGTCCGCCTGCCGCACTCGGCACGGTCCTCGAACTTTGACCCTGGGATCGCGCCGTGGCTCAACGAAATCATCCGGCGGTTCTCGGATGGGGCGACGAGGCAGATCGCGATCCGAGCGCCGGTCGGGGGCGGAAAGACGACGCTCCTTGAGCTTTTGGTCACTTGGGTAGTCGCCGAGGCGCCTGGGGGAATGTTACTGGTCGGGCAGTCGGACGACACATCAAAGGACTTTGCCGAGACTCGACTCATTCCCGTGCTGAACGCGTGCCCGCCGGTGGCAAAGCTATTCCCAAAGGATCGGCATCAAAAGCGGAAGACTTCGATCCTTTTTAGTCACATGCCTCTGTTCCTGTGCGGGGCCAACCTTTCAAGTCTCCAAGAAAAGTCCATGCGATATGTCTGGATGGATGAGATTTGGAGGTATCGGGATGGAATGATAGGGGAGGCGGTCCGCCGAACTCACGACCGCTGGAACTCGGTAGTGATCGGGATCAGTCAGGGATGGGACCAAGGGCATGAGGCCGATGCGTTTTTTGACGCTGGGGACCTCAACGAGTGGGGTACGGAATGCGAGGCGTGCGGCAAGTGGCACAAGATGTTGTGGTCGTCCATTCGTTACGACGAGGCAAAGACCGCGTCGGGAGAGTGGGACTGGGAAGCGCTTGCGGCATCGGTCCGGCACGTTTGCCCACACTGCGAACACGTCACCGCGGACACCACCGGAGGCCGAAGGGCAATGGCGGAGCGGGGACGGTACGAGCGGCAGGAATGCAACCCGGTCGCGGGGGCGGCGTCGTTCATCTGGTCCGCCCTAAGCGTTTACTGGATCCCGTGGTCTTCACTCGTCATTGAATGGGTAAAAGCGCAGGAGCTTAAAAACCGCGGCGACTTTTCCGCGCTTCGGCAATTCTTGCAAAAACGGCTGGCGCAGGTTTGGAAGGAAGTTTCGGAGGCGCCGGCAATTTCCCTTACCGCGTCGGATTATTCCAAATCGGAATTTATTGACGGGCAAGCCATCGACGGGGAAATGACTCGATTCCTGACAGTCGACCGCCAGCGGGATCACTTCTGGGCAATCTGTCGAGCGTGGCGGGCGGATGGATCGAGCCGGCTGATCTGGGAGGGCAAATTGTTGACGAGCGAATCGATTCGCAATTTGCAGCAACGGCTCAAGGTGAAAGATAAATTGACCTTTCAGGACGCGCAGTATTTCACGGGTTTCGTTTACGACGACTGCGTGCGGTACGGCTGGACGGCGCTACACGGATCCGGTTACGACGGATTCAACCACGGGGATGGCCGCAGCCAGGTTAAACGATTTTTCTCGCCGGCAAAGATGGCGCAGGCGCCTAACGGGGGAAACGCTCGGTACATTTACTGGTCGAATGAAGGAGTGAAGGATGAACTAGTCCGACTCCGGGCTGCGGGGGCGCCCCATTGGGAATTTCCGCAGGATGTAAGCGACAACGGCGCCGAGGGGTACCTCAACCAAATCAACTCAGAGGTGAAGCGTGACACCGTGGACAAAACCACCAAACAGGTCAAAATGCGTTACGTCAAAGTCAGGCCCCACAACCATCTGTGGGACTGTGAAGCGATGCAGGTTGCGGCGGCGATGATGGTCGGACTGCTAAAGGGGCAGGTTGACAGCTAGGACTTTGACATGATCGCGGCGCCTCAGGTTATCCTCTCAGTTTTTCTGCAACTCGACGTTGCGGCGCTTCGGGCACTCAGAGACAGTCAATTCGACCTTGTGCAGTCGGGATCTGGGGTGCTGGTCTCTTCGAGTGTCAATGGGTCGAGCTTTCAGTTTTCGGTCCCTTCCAATCTGAACCCGATGCAAATCCTGACCTTTGCTCAACTCGCGCTTGACCACAAGGCGCGCGGACTTTGCGCCCCTGTTACTCGGACCCAAGCCATATTCAGCTAATGCTCGACAAAATCCTGAACCTTTTTAAGAAACCGACCGTAGCGTCGCACGCTGGTGGGATCGGAATGCCTGGGCATTATCGCATGATCAACGGTGGGTGGAGCGGCAATCGACCCTATTGGGGGACCCACGCGGGCGGGATGCAGAAAGAGGTTTCGGTCGGGGAATGGCGCAACATCGTTTCGGCGTCTCAAAAGCTCTACTGGAATTTCGGGCCGGTGGCCGGAGCCATCAACGACAAGTCAATGTTTGCGGTCGGGCGTTCGTGGCTTCCAAAATTTGAGGGGGCGGACAAGGCATGGGGCAAAGTGGCGGAAGAGTGGTTGCGGGGACAATTTTATGACGTCGCGTTTATCGACGGCAATGATTTCCAGACGGGGCTTTTCATGCAAAGCGTCGCCGTGGATCGTGACGGGGACTCCGCGTGCGTCTACACAGAAACGCCGGACGGCTACCCACAGTTTCAAATCATTCCCTGGCACGCCATCGGCGACCGGACCGGGGCGGACGTCGTCCAGGTCGGACCGTACAAAGGATTACGGCAGTATAACGGGGTGATTTTTAACCAGTATGGGCGCCCCGTAGCGTATCGAATCCTCGGGCAGACTCCGGCGGATGATCGCGATGTTTCCGCGCGGGACATGGATTTCATCCGCGAACCGCTTGCAGTCGATCAAGGGCGCGGACTTCCAGCTTTTACGCCGGCAATCATTGACCTACGGGACTTGACGACCGTGCAAGGCTACGTGCGGGAGGCCGCAAAACTTGCCGCAACCATCGGGCTGATCGAACACAACGAACTTGGGATGGCGGACATCAGCAATCCGGCATTTGCACTGAGCGATCACGCACCGCAGTCGAAATTTGCAATGGAGGAACTGTACGGGGGCACGACCCGCTATTTCCGCGCGGGAGCTGGCGCAAAGCTCGAGCAACTCAAGTCGGAGGTTCCATCGGAGGCAACCGACCGGCTGATGGAACGGCTAATCCGAAACGCAATGCTCGGGGCGGGGATGCCGCCGGAGTTTTACTGGGACCCGTCCAAAATCGGGGGCGCTTCGGTCCGCATGATCATCTCCAAAGTCAACCGCACCGTGGCCGACCGGCAGGACCTCCTTAAGGGAGTCGCTCGCCGCCGCGTCGGATACGCAGTCAGCAAAGCCATCAAGCGCGGGATCCTTCCAGCGTACCAGGGCGCAGATTTGGGCGGGTCGTTAAAATGGGGCTTTACTATGCCGCCAATTTTGACGGCGGACGCGGGCTACGCGGGACAGGACGCTCGCGAGGCGTACAAGCTCGGGATGCGAAACCTTTCTGACATTTTGGGCGAAGCGGGGCAAAGCCTCGACGAGCATTTGGACCAGCGCGAACGCGAGGAACTGGCAATTCGCGAACGGATGCAACGCAGCGGGCTACCGGAATCCGCGTTTCGAATTTTGACCCCTAACGGCAACCCGGCGCCGGAGCCTGTACAACCATGAAGTTTCAAAGAGTCATCGAGCAAATCTATTTCCGACCCTGGTACATCACTCCGGGAGGGCATCGGGCGGTTCGACAGTTAATTCAATCCAAGCTCGCGGCAAACGGCGGGATGGATATGAGCGCACTAATCAACCCGCGTGAGGAAATGGAGGTTACACCCGACGGGATCGCAATCATCCACGTTTGCGGGACCCTCGGCAAAGGATTGTCGCCAATCGAAAAATCGTGCGGCTCGACCGACTATGAGCAAATCGCCGACGAAATCGAGGACGCTTCAGAAATGGGCGTTCGGGGGCTGATGCTGGAAATCTCCTCCCCAGGCGGGACTGTCGTAGGAAATCACGAAATTGCGGAACTCGTCCAGTCTTTGGAGATTCCAACGCTTGCATATTCGGAAGACATGGCGTCCAGCGCGGCGTACAATATCGCGGCATCATGTGATACTATTGTCGGCGCCCCGTCTTCAACCTGGGGATCGGTCGGGTGCATCATTCCGTGGGAGGATGAATCCGTAATGTGGGAAATTGAGGGCAAGCGCTTTGACCCGATTACAAACGCCGAGGGGGACCTCAAGAGCGCAATGCACGGTCCAAGCCTGACGCCGGATCAACGCGCTTCGCTCGAGCAGTATGTCCAGGACGCTTTTGAAATGTTCAAAGGGAACGTCCTTCGCAACCGCGCTGTGCCGGATGAGGCAATGCGGGGACAGTCGTTTTTTGCTCCTCGAGCGCTGCAAAACAATTTGATCGACGCCATCGTGCAGACTGAAGAGGAGGCTTATCAGATGCTTTTGGGAAAATTGTGACGAATGGTACGGCGGGAGATCCGCCGACGGGGATTTATGCTTTTCTCCCCTAGGAAACAAAGTCGCTCCCCTCACCGGTTCGCTGGTGGGGGGTTTCTTTTTTGCGCCAGTTGACAACAGCAAAAAAGGTTATGGAAAAACCCACCACGCTGTCGTCCGCCATTGAGGCGCTCGAAGCATCGTCCACCAAGCTTCTCGCGCTCGAGGCAGACCTGACCGCGGCGAACGCAATCATCGCCGAGGCATCCGAATTGCAGCAGGTCAAAGCAAAACTCGAGACCGACAACGCGGACCTTTTGGCAAAACTCAACGAGGCAAACGCTCAGTTGACTGCACTTTCAGCAAACGCGCAAACCGTCGAGGCGCGCGCCAACGAAATCGTCGCATCACTCGGGGTCCCTCCAGTGGCAATTTCGCCGGAGCCAGTCGAGGCAACAAAAACCAAAGCTGACCTCTGGGCCGAGTACCACAAACTTCCAGTCGAAGCTCGCAACAAATTTTACCAATCCAACCGCGCAGCAATGCGTGACTAACAAACCCAACACAGTCACTCACTAAATTATGAGCAATACCATCGCAGGGGCTAATCTGGCGGAAATCGCACAGGAAAGCCTTCCAAACCTTAAATCCACTTTCGCACCCCTCGCGGCGCTGACCACGGACTTTTCGTCCGACATCTCGAGCCGAGGCGCTTCCGTCACGACCCGCTTCCCCGTTAACCCGACGGCAATCGATCTGTCGAGCGGCTACACGGTCAACGACGTTTCCATGACGGCCAAAACGATCACCCTGAATACTTTCTTCGGGTTTGTTTATGGCTTCACCGACGTCGAGCGCAGCAAGTCGTCCATCATGCTCAATGAGCTATTCATCCAGCCAGCATTGCAGGCACTTGGCAACAAGGTGTTCGGCGATCTGTGGAATCTGGTCACCGCGGCAAACTTCGCGCAGACCGCGCTCAACACGACCGCCGGCGATTTTGATCGCAGCGATCTGGCCGACCTGAGTGCAACGCTGACCGGCGATTTGAAGGCACCTAAGCAGGGCCGTTCGGTGGTCCTTAACCCGACCTACTACGCGTCTTTGGTGAAGTCCCTTAACAGCGCTGAAATCCCCGGCATCACCGCGGACAAGGCAGAAGGCGTCGTTCCCCGCGTTGCAGGGTTTGACGTTTACCAGACCGACCTTGCCGACGCAAACAGCGAGTATCTCCAGGGGTTTGCCTTCCAGAAGGCGTCCCTTCTGATGGCTGGCCGTTCGGTCGACTCCACCGGCGCCGCTGCGGCTGGCGTTGAAGTGGCCGACGTTGTGATTCCTGACCTCGGACTGCCCGTGCAGTTCCGCAAATGGTACGACCCAGATCTCGGGGTTCTCAAGTATTCCTGCGGCATCCTGTACGGGATGAGCGTCGGACAAAACTTCGGCGTTCGCATCATCAACGACTAATTCAACCCGCCTAGGCCGCCCCTCTTAAACGGGGGGCGGTTTTTGGCTTTCCAGAGATCACCATGACCAAAATTGCATTTGTGACGCGTCGGTTAACTGGCGCAAAACCCGAGATTCTTTTTTCATCCGACAAGTCCGCCGAGGCCGTCGACTTTTACCGGCAATTCAAAGGCGCCGGAGAGATTTCCCTTTTTGTCCACCCATCACCGGAGCGGACCAAGAAAACCAAGCCCGAGCCAGTGGCCGCGGAACTCATTCAAGACGCACCCAAACGAGGCCGCAAATCTGTTCTGTGACCTTTCACGCCATCAACGCCGAGGCCGCGCGCAAGTCAATTGACTTTATGGGGCAGCCCTTTATTTACAAGGGCACGACCTACAAGGGCATCATCAACGAGTTGACCGCGGAGCAGCAACTGCAAATCGGGGGCAACCGCGACAGCTTTGCCGCATCGGTTTACGTTCGCAAAAACTCCTTTCCGGTCCCGCTAATTGGCGACCGGATTACGGTCTCGGGCGTCGATCGCTACATTGCGTCGATCGCGTCAGATCCGATTTCCTACACTTTGACCCTCGAAGATCTCACGCAATGATTGACCTTCCTTTGTGCCAGGCTATCCGCGAAACGCTCAGTCCTGAGTTTCCTGGAGTGTTTATTGGGGTGCCGCATGAGCCGGCGTCGGTTACGATTCCAGCGTGCATCCTCAACCTAAGCGGCGACGCGGTGGTCGGGGGACCCCTTGTCCGCGGATCGCTTGAGGTGACCGTGATGACGAGCTGCAACGAGTATTCGACCGACCAGCACGCGCAGCTTGTGAAAGACGTTGCGGAGGCCGTGCGGGATGTCGTGGTGGAGTCTGAGGTGGTCCAGCTTTACGGCGTGGTCCCTACTTCCACGAAATCTGAAACTGACGGGAATCATTTTCAAACAATTCTCACCTTCATCGTCGGCTACGGTCCGACAGAAAGTTGACACCATAAAAAACTGTATGCCTGCTTCATTTGGAATCACCGACCAATTCGGAGGAACCGCGCCATCTGGCGGATGGGTTCAATCAACGGAATCAACCGAGACGTGCGAAGTGGCAACAATTCGCAACGAAGCCGGCGCAACAATTGCAGCGCAGGCGAAGGGCGTTGCGACAAAAGTTGTCGTGATCAAATCCAAGGGCGACGTTTCCGTGACCGCACCCAGCACGGGCAACGTCGGATCCGGCAAAGTCACAAGCTCGAAAATCACGGAATCAAATGACGATTTTTCCAGCGCGGAAGTCACTTTCACATCTTACTCCACGATTTAATTATGCCATCCGCAAACGGTTTCGGGATTACTTTGGTGGCCGACACTCTCGCCGAAAGCGTCGACGTTTCTTTTGAGACGGACGTCAAGGTGCTGATCGACAAGAGCGGCGAATTCAGCCAGGCGCAGGTTTACGACGTGACCGGCACTTTTTCCGTCAAGGGAAGCGGCACAACCGCAATTGCAGTCGGATCCGCGTCGGGCGCCCCTTCCAATCTGTCGGGCAAGGTGGTTGTGACGAGCGTCAAGAAATCTCAGAGCAACGAAGATTTTGAGAAGTACGAGTACAGCGGCACCTGTTACCTGAGCGCCAGCTAATCACCCCGGCGGGGATACGCACGAGATCACAAATGAAAATCGGACAGACCATCGATTTCATCCGGGACAATGAGAACCCGGTGAAATCCAAAAACACTAGGACAATCGCGGCGGCACTTTCATGCGGCTGCAAATTTGCGGAACGCTCATTCCTCGACACCATCGAGCAAACCGACGCCGGACCCAAACGCACCGTCACCTGGAACATGGACGGCGACCAGAAAGCCGTTTTTCGCCCAAACTTCCAAGAGGAGGCGCTGACCTTTACCGAGGTCCGCAAACGGTATGAGAGTTTGGAGTGGTGCGAGGCAAATCCAGACCATCCAATTTCGTACCTCCGCGCATTCAATGACAACTTAAACCGACTCACGGATTTCGTTAAGCAGAGCAAACCGCTCGCGCTGATTCGTCGGGGCAACCGTATGGTCCTTATTCCTCAAGACTGCGATCAGGCTAAAAAGGAAAAGTTTCTCGCAATGCTATGAACCGACCCAAAGAGAACGAAGCAGCATTTTCGGAAGGGGAGCAGCAAATTGGGAAACTCCGACTCAGGCCGTTCACCATCGGCACGCTTTCCATCTGTCGGCAACTAAAGCTCACGATGTTTATCGGATCCGAAGAGGGGACACCGGAGCTGGACCAGCAGCGGCAGATCATGGCATTTGCTTGGGCGCAGTCCGCGCCCCTCGGGGAGGTGCTCAGGTGCATCCGCACGGGCAAATGGGTGGAAGCCGTCGAGGAATTTGAATTCACGATTGAACCCAGCCAAGTGAATGAGATCGTGGCCGAGATCAACCGCATCTCGCAATCGGTCAAAGCGGCGGCGGTCGAAGTGGAGGAGAAACCGGGGCACGGCACGGAGAACGCGCCCCCAAACTGATCAAGCCAGAGTACACGGCGGCATTGACCTTTACTCTGGCAAAAGAAACTGGATGGACCGAGAACTTTATCCTTTGGCAACTGCCGATGAGTCGAGCGTTGCAATATTACCACGCGGCGCTGTGGTCCAATGGCGCATGGACGGTGCCACCGCGGGAAGCGCCCCGGGCGGAGCTCGAGCAGCTTTTCCGATCCTTTGACAATTACGGAAAAGAAGATGACGAAAGTGACCATCAATTCTAAATATTTTGAGGATGCTTTGGAGGCTTATGCAAAAGACTCCAAAAAAAGCTGGGAAACTATTTGGGGCAAGCAAACCCAACAGCTTGCCAAACAAATCATCGCAGTCACGCCGCCGATGATGGCCAATCGGCTCGGAAAGGATTCTTTTAAGACTGGAAAAATCCGCGGAGAACGCGCAACGGCAACGGACATCCTTCGACTTTTTTCCCCGTATAAAAAAGGATTCACATCAAGATTTGAAAGGAGAACCGTAATTCGATCCGCAACAGACATGGAACGGATCCACAACCAAAACCGAAACCGTCGGGGACGCGTGACGGGAAAGGTTCGAGACATCCCGGCACAAGTTTCGGTTTTGAATGCGTATATCAAGAAAAAGCAAAAAATGGTTGGATATTTTGCTTCAGGATGGAACGCGCTTCGGACCGTAACAAATGCCAAGGGCATTCCGGCGTGGATTACCAACAAGAACGCAGGCGGATTTGCTAACGTAAAAGGTGACGACAAAACTCTGAAGTTTTTGGCAGGCAATACCGCACGATTTGCTGACAACCTAAAAGGCATCGAGCGGTATATGCAAATCGCAGTAGACCAGCAGGCGATTAACTTGTGGCGACAGGTTAAAAAATACCAAGAACAACTTCAGGCACGGATGACAGCCAGGACAAAATAGTATGGCTATTCAAGTAGGTTTTGAAATCGACGTTGCAGGGTTTCGGCGTGGGATCGCGCAGATCCGACAAGGGACTCTCTCAATGGCCGCGGACATCACCACCGTAATGCGCGGGGCGGCGGCAATCTTTCAGACCGGCGCAAGCGTGGTACAAGGCGCAGCGCACCGCATGTACGACGCGATGTCACAGGGCGGCGAATTGGTCGACCTTAGCGAACGCACCGGGCTTGCAATCGACAAGCTGATGGAGTTGCAGGTGGCTTTCGATCAGGCGGGGATTGGCGCCGCGGAGGTTGGCCCGTTGGTCAATAAGATGCAGAACGCCATAGCCGATGCCGCGGCGGGATCCGCGACGGGGCAAAAGACTTTTGCGGATCTCGGGCTTTCACTCGAGCAGCTGGGGACGATGGATGCGGCGGGGCAAATGGAAAAAATTGGCGAAGCCATTTCAGCAATTGAGGATCCAACTCGGCGCGCACAAGCGTCAATGGATGTTTTTGGAAAAGCTGGCGGGAAGATGCTGGCGCTATTTGCAAGCGGAGGATCTGCGGAAGCAAGAGACGCACTCGGCCAACAAGCCAAAATAATGGCTGACAACGCAGCTTATTTTGATTCAATCACAGACAAACTCGGAACGGCGGGCATTAAATTGCGGGGATTTTTTGTCGGAGTTGCATCAAGTCTTGTCCCCAATTTGCTAGAAGCGGCAGACGCATTAAACAGCGTGGACTTTTCAATTGTCGGAAAACAGATTGGCGTAGTTTTGGCTGGAGTCATTGATGTTTTTGCCAGCGGAAAACTTGGCGACGCATTTTTCCTTTCAATGAAAATTGGCATCATGAAAACGATCAACCTGTTTGTGCAGTCGTTTTTACAAGCCATCGGAGCAGTCTTGAGCTTGCCTATAATGATGGGGGGAGCAATTGCTTCCGCGCTAGAAAAGCCTTTAAAAATGGTTTTTTACAACGCAGGAAGGGTATTGCTTGAAGCGGTTGGAAAAGCAGTTGAAATGCTAGGAAACGGACTGCAAAAACTTCCTGGATTTGGCAGTTCTGGGAAATCAATTGCTGAAACTGGCATTAGCATTCAAGGCAAGGCGCTCGATTTTGGAATGAAGGCGGAAAACGTCAAAGGAAATTTTGGAAGTCTGCGAGACGAGCTAATTCAAGCGGCGCTTGATGGAGGCAACGCGTACAAATCAATCGTCGACAGAATCAAGTCAATCGACATCTTCAGCGATCAGACTTTCGAGGACGTCATTGGGTTGAAGCAGCTTTTTGGCGACTCCATGCGGGCGGCGCAGGAGGCAAAAAGGGTGATGGACGAAAAGAGACCCGCGCGTGAAAAAACAAATTTCGGGCTTGATGTAATCCCCCCCGGAGGCGGGCGCGGGCAATCGTTTGAAGCAATTACCTCCTCAATGGCACGCATCGGCGGCGGCGGATTGACCGCGGGAATGTCGTTCACAGTGTCGCCAATGGTGGACCAACAGAAGACCACCAACAAAATCCTTCAGCAAATTCTTGAAAAACCAACGACCGGCGAAGCCGTTGCAAAACTTGGGTAACTTATGGCCGCAACACTTGTTAAAACTGAAATTGTTTTCAACACGCGGGACAATTCCAAAACGACCACGTCGACTTACGAATCGTTTGATGGATTTGGCACCGAGGTTGACGGAAAGTCTAATCGCAAATACAGCCAAGAAAATGGCGTCTACCGATACTCAGGAGACGTTATCGAATATTTTGAGGGGGTCGGACAAACGTCTGGAGGCGGATCCGGCGATATTTACTCGGTAGACATTTCAACGGGCAGCGAGCCAATTGAAACGCACCCAAGGTTCGCGCAAGTTTCTCCACAATTCTGGAGACTTTGGGAAATTTGGAAACAGGACAAAACCAACGACCTCTTAAAGACGGCAAATTTGATTTCCGAATATCAAAGCAGAGTCACAAATGGGTATTGGGACCCAGTGAAACTTGACCAAGAACCGGTTGTAAGTTTGGTAACACTCTGGCAGCGCGGCACTCGCGAATATTTGGCGCCAAAGGTTGTATCCCGACATCAAACTTCAGGCGCTCCGTCAAATCTTTCAAGGGTTGGAAAAATAGACAGTCCACCATACACAGCCGGAGTAAATCGTGAGTGGCTTTTCACTGGCGCATCATCAAGGTATAACGTCGCCACCGGAACATTTGAGACGACATACGAATGGCTGGCAAGCGGTCCTAAGGGGTGGGAGGATTACATCTACGGAACCGGATCAGGCTAATGATTCCAAAATTCTACACAGGGCAGCAAATACGCGCCAGTGACCTCAACGCACTGGCCGAGGAAGTCCGCAAAAACGAGATCACCAAGTTCAACGGCGGCACGTTTCAACGCAACACTGGCGGGACGTCGTTGACTGTTAACGGGGCCGGATCAGGCGGCGGCGGGGGTAGCGGCGGAACCAGTTTGTATCACCCGTTTGAAATAATAGACGGTTACCCAGTCAGCCAGGGTGGCGTTGTCCTGCGGGTTAACGGGGCAAGCTATTTGACCGACATTGAGTCGCAGCTAAACATTTCCATCACCGGACTCGGTGCTGTACCAGGATCAGCGGGAGATAATGAAAATGATCAAGGCCAATTCTCTTTGCCAACTCGGAACCAGTACATTTACCTCGAGGTTGAAATCAATCAATCAACAATTGTTTCGGCACAGATTAAACAAGGCAACGTCCGAACTTCAGGCAATTGGGAAAACTTTCCCGATTTGATTGAATTTGAAACCGTGACGCCATTTAGGCGTGCAAAATATTCGCGCATTGCCATTGCCCACGTTCAAAAATCAACCGACCTCGAGGCTTACGGAAAATCCTACACGCTACCAGCGGCAGAGGGGGAAACCCCAGAGGTCCGAGTCGTTCGGCAAATTGTACGCACAAATCTAGGGATTCAATACGGGATCATTCAAGGTCGACTTGTGCCGATGATTGTTCCGTACCATTCAACACCATATTTTGAGGACCCGTCAACGCAGACATGAGCATCACCTTGAAAACTGGGGCGTTTGGCCCCGTGATTCCAGTTGAGCTTGCAAGCCAACAAGAGCACAACCTTTTCCACGATGAAGACGAGGTTTACTTGCTTGTTCCAGAGGCATCAAACATTCAGACAGATCAAGATCCACCAAACGATGCGACAGCAATCGATGGGTTAAGCCTTTTGGACTTGATGTGGAATGTGAAAACTTTCGACATCACGACAAAGTGGGCTTTTACGGATATTGGTTTTTTGGACAATGTCACCTTTTTAAACGGCAGCTCGGGGCAATCAACACGGCAAAAGGTTAACATTTTAAACGCAGAAGCCTATACCGGAGCGTCGGGAGCGTCGGGAGCGTCGGGAGCGTCGGGAGCGTCGGAACCTGTTGCCAGTTTTCCATGGACAAACAGTCCGCTAATTGCGGCAATGAAGTGGACGGAATACAGAACGACAGCTTATCCAGTCAATCGAGCAGCAGCGCGACAGCTTGTGAGGGATGAGCAACGTTCGCTTACTTATTTTGGGGGGTATGGCGACTACTACTATTTTCAAATTTATCCCAAAAAAAACTACGACGAGCAAAAAGAACAGCTAACCAACGCTTACGCTAGTGCGTGGCAAGAATTCACATCAAACGTCACGGAGTTGCTTTCTTTTTTTCAAAACAACACAAGCATCCGAGGAACAAAGATAAAGGAGGAATGTGAACGAATTCTTGAAGAGCAACCTAGCATCAAAGAATATTACGACACGTTGCTCGCACAGCAGATTGCTTATTTTGACGGACAAGAACAAAACCCAAACACGACACCGGCTCAGGTGCGAGTTTTGATTTCTCAGCTTGCACAGTTTGAGGTTGCTTTTGTTTTTAGTATCAAAGCCGAGTTGAACCTTGAGATGTTCGACCTAGCAGGAGGCTTTAAAAATCAACTGGAATTTATCCCGTGGAACCAAACAAAATTATGGGCAGAGTATGGCTATCCACATAGAGGATTTGGGGGGTTTCCCGCCGCAGTAAACGGGCGCACTGCTTCAACCGGAGCCACGGGGGAAACAGAGCACCGACGCAAACACAAGCACGACGTTTCAGCTTATGTGCAACCTTCCGTCAGCGAGACATTTACCTCAACAATTACAGATCAGACAACCGTTCGAATCTGGGACAGCAGCGCACCGCCCCCAGAAGGAAGCACAGAATCAGGAGCAGAAACAACGCAAGAAATTGACCTTGTAAGTACAATAACTTTTTTGCGTTTGGGGCAAACAGGACAAGGAGGATCAAGTTATGGAACAAGCCTAAGTCTAAGTCGATCCAATAACGCACTTTTAGAGTTTGCGGTTGCTAGTCAAATTCAGGGGGGATCAGTAGATGGAATGGGCGTCAGTTTTAATTATAGCAGCTTTTACGACCAAGACGGAATTCAATTGGATGCTTCTCAGTTTCCAGAACTTATTGATTTTACTCCGCAGGTTGTTGGAGTTCCACTTCCATCCGGCGTCTCGTCTTGGAACGACATCATTTACTCAGGGGTTCTCGAGTATGGCGGCTATCAATCAATTTTGGATTTTTTCGAGCCAATTGCAGCAAAAATTAGACAGATAAAAGAACAGGGTCCGTTGACTGGAGAAATTGGAAAATTCCGGTTTTTAAACGAAAACAACGAGTTGATGGTTGAAGTGCCTCTTTATGGCAGCACATTGATCTGGAGTGACATCACAATCGAATACAAAATCACAGAATTCTGGGACCTTAGCGGCGCATCTGGAGCGTCTGCACCTTAGCGTTGACAACCGTTCCAAGGCATGGCCGCAGGACTCTATAATTTCACGATTGAAGAAGGCGCCGACCTCGCGTTCGGGGTCCGCGTCAAAATCAATGACGACCAACAAGACCTTTCGACCTGGACTTTTAAGGCGCAGGTCCGCACCGCGGTCGATGGTGAACTGATCACAAACCTTTCGACGGAATTGTGCGAGGACAACGAGACGCTGCGGATTGGACTGGATGGAGTCGTGACCGACGAGCTGGTCGGACAAGCGGCACGGTGGGATCTTTTAGCCATCACCGGCGACGGGCGGCGGATCCGATTGGTTGAAGGACGCGTGACAATTTCTGCGAGCGTGAGCGAATTATGAGCGACTGCAACAACTGCAATTCTGAACAGGACATAATCGTCGTCGAGATCCTCGCCGGCGCCCCGGGGGCGGCTGGCGGACCGCAGGGGGTGCCGGGGGCGACGGGCAGCACGGGGCAGCAAGGCCCTAGCGGATTGCCATCCACCGTTGCAGGACCGCGCGGAAATACGGGCGCCAGCGGACCGCAGGGGGTGCAGGGCAACGTGGGCGCGTCGGGCGCCACCGGACCGCAGGGAGGGCAAGGGGAGACAGGGCCTAGCGGTGAATCTATCGTCGGTGCGACAGGGCCATCGGGGGCTCAGGGTGGCCGCGGCGACACCGGAGAGAGGGGCGCTACGGGTCCCGCCGGCGAGTCAGGACTTTCAGTGACCGGACCGTCGGGACCGCAGGGTGCCAAGGGCGATACCGGAGAACGCGGTGGGACGGGGCCAGCAGGAGCTAGCGGTCTTTCGGTGACCGGACCCGCAGGGCCATCGGGGCAGCAGGGCGCTACGGGCGCCACCGGAACGCCAGGTGCGACGGGTCAATCAATCACGGGGCCCTCGGGTCCTCGCGGAAACACGGGCGAACGCGGCGCGACGGGCAGCACCGGACCACAAGGCCCCAGCGGCTTGGCAATCACGGGGCCTAAGGGCGACACCGGAATTTCGTTACAAGGACCCAAGGGTGACACGGGGCAGCAGGGCCCGACCGGCGCCAGCGGTCAGTCGATTGTCGGCGCTACGGGCGCCACCGGTGCAGCATTTACGGGTGCGACCGGAAGTCGGGGCGCCACCGGATCTACGGGGCCAGTCGGGGCAAGCGGTCAATCAATCACCGGAAACACGGGTGCGTCGGGCGTCAAGGGTGACACCGGATTGCAGGGGCCTCAAGGCGCTACGGGTGCATCGGGTCAATCCATTGTCGGAGACACCGGAGCCAGCGGATTACAAGGCCCTTCGGGATTGTCGATTACGGGGGCCACCGGACCACAGGGCGCCACCGGAGCCAGCGGACAGTCGGATCGCTACGCAACGACCTCGAGCACGTCAATGTCGGTTGCCACCGGCACAAAAACTCTCACGGTCGAGCAAAACCTGTCCTGGACAAATTTGCAGCCAGTCGTGATCGCCAACGAGGCCGGAACTGCAAAAATGCAGGGCAGCATTTCTGGATACACCAAGGCCACCGGCGTGATGATTGCCAACATCATTTCGATCACGGGAAGCGGAACTTTTGCAGCGTGGCAGGTGAATCTCGACGGGATCGCCGGCGTGGCGGGAGAGACGGGGCCTCAGGGCGCTACGGGTGCCACCGGACCAGCATCCACGGTTGCAGGACCATCGGGGGCTACGGGTGCCACCGGACCAGCATCGACTGTCTCTGGGCCATCGGGAGCGACGGGGCCTAGCGGCTTGCAAGGCATCCAGGGCGTTCAGGGTGATACGGGCGCCACCGGACCGGTTTCAACCGTCCCAGGTCCGACGGGCGCCACCGGTCCTCAGGGGGATGCAGGTGCGGGCATTAATATCAAGGCGCCAGTGCGTGCGGCGACCGTAATTGGGTTAGATGCTGTAAGTCAGAACAATCACCAGTCGTTGATCGGTGCTTATCCTTTTGCAATTATCGTTGATGGGATTTTCCTTCAAGTTGATGACGAGGTTTTGGTCAAAGACCAAATCGATGCGACTCAAAATGGGATTTATGTGGTGATCGACACTGGAAGCGGATCAACTCCGTTCCACCTCGACCGTCGCGGCGATTCAAATAGCAATCCAGAGATCAACCTCGGGGATGCAGTTTCCGTTTCCAGCGGACTAGAAAATGCCAATTCGTCTTGGTATTTAATCACGCAAGGAAACATCAACCTCGGAACCACTCCGCTGATTTGGGCGTTGTACAGCAAGCAGGGTGCGACGGGAGCCACGGGGCCGAGGGGTGCGACGGGTGCAGCATTTACGGGTGCGACCGGGCCGAGTGGCCCAGCGGGGGCTACGGGTGCAGTCAGTCCAGGACTTTCAACCGCCGTGCAATACATTGGAAACGGTACGGATGTTGCGTTTTTTAACCTCGGCTCACAATACCCTGCTGAAGCTTACATCGTGACAATTGATGGGGTGCTGCAAAATCCCAATGTTGCAGCAGAGGCTTACATCATCAACCCGGCGCAAAACTCGATCGTTTTTAATACTGCCCCATCAAACGGAGCTGACATTGTCGTGCGCCTATTATACGGAGCAGTCGGCGCAACAGGGCCAACAATTAGCGAACTTTCGCAAATTACAGAAGGATCGAGCTTTACAGTTGGAACAATTCACAAAGGCATTTTAACCGTTTGCGAAAATCAATTTGCAAACATGATTATCACGCTTCCAAACACGTCATCAATTGCTGTGGGATCGCAGTTTATGTTTTTGCGGAAAGAAGCCGGGCTGGTTGAATTTCAATCGCCCGCAACAATTTTGACCGCTCAAGGCACAATGCTTTACGCAATCGGATCTGTCGCCGTTGTGACAAAATTAAGCTCAACCGTTTGGCTTTTGACCGGTGACCTTCAATGAACAATCTCTTAGCAAGAGGACTTGTTGCTTCCGCTGGGAAAAGTTTTTACCGATGGAGGCAAAAGGGAAAAATTTTGGATTCAGTGTCCATCACTAATCCGCTGATTCTTTCTGGGAACGCAGAAAAATTAGCAATTCCAAATGCAGAAGCGAACAGTGCAAGAGGAAGCGTTAGTTACGCTCGATGGGAAAACAACACTTGGGCAATTTACGGATCACTGTCGGGGGAAGGAAACGGTGATCG